CTGGGGTGTATACTTAAACTCCCAATCTTTGTGCTATGCCAAGGATCGCAGGTCAAACAGGCACTGTTGCACACATTGTCTAGTACCCCGCCCACAACCAAATAGTCCCTTTGTGTCTGACGTTGATGAAACTTGATGCTATTTAATCTGATGCTGGTACCATCAAATTCTTCTGTTTGTTTACAACGAGCACATTCTTTAGGGAATTGATCAGCGGCCATCAATTCCTTGACGTGTACCAACCAATCACTGTTATTCATTTGTTCCAGACTGGTGAATCGCGGAGGCATGACCATGTGCCCGCAACGAGCAACAGATCCGTTGGTGTTAAATCTTACAAAATGGTCTAGTCTAGGACACTGCATAAATCTCGCGAACGCTGTATTACTTCTTGGTAGATATCTGGATACTTAGCCTGCAAAGTTTTTAATATGGTAGAAAACGATACTGTTCTGCCAAGCAAATCCTGGGTCAGCACTTTGTCAATTTGACAATAGAATTGTATCTTGGGGTGATCCAAATCTATACCAGGATTGATTGCTGATGATGGGTTACTGATTTCGGGTACAAGTTCCTGTAACTGCATCAATGGACTAATTTTGATCTTGGGCTGTGCAAATCTTTGTAGATTGACCAACCAATGAAACTGTGGACAAAAGTGTCGATTCAAAAACAAATGATTTTGCACCAAGGCGATTGTGGTCTTGGTATCGTAATCAGGATTGTGATTTAAAAATGTCTGTAGTCCGGTGAAGAATCTTTCAACTGGATCACGAACAAATATTTCCACTTCGGTGAGTTGGCTCAATTCCTCTTGGGCCAATACTCTATATCCTTTTTTGTACAAACTGGTACTGCCATTTTTGAATATAGGATAGACATACCGCTGTGAAGGTACTATTTCTAATACTTCACAGCGGTCAGGAAAAATAATGTTATCAAGTTGTGATAACACCAAATACCTTAAGTTGTCTTACGATTGCGGATCATTGCCAAGATGTCGGCCGCTTTGTCGCTAGTGGGCTTGGCGGCTGTCACAACTGGCGCGACAGCTTCTGCTGGCTCATCATCAACATCAAAAGGAGGAGTTGTATCAACAACTGTCAACTTGGGTGCTGTTGCTGCCGGAGCAGATACTGCTGGTGCAGACTCACCACGATCGCTGCCACCAAAGCCTGCAGGCTTGAAGTATTGGCTCCAACGATCTGGATCATATGGCTGGCCGTCAACCGAAGCTTCGAACATTTCTTTGATGACCTTGAGTTCAACCTCACCGGGACGCTTGGGCAAGAAATCTGCCAAGTTGTACAAACCAAATTGATCAATGGCGCCTTGTTCTTGACTGGTCAGTGCCGACTCTTTACGTGCCCAAGTGCTGGTGCTGTAGTCAGCATAGCCACCTTTGCTGGTTTTCTTGATTGTAAAATCAAGACCACCGGTGTAGTCGGTTGGTAAGTTTTCCATGTCTGGGTCCATTAAGGCGTTCTTGATCAAGTTAAAGATCTGTGGGCTGATGATGAAACGACGGATTGGATTCTCAGGAGTCTTATCATCGCTGAGAGGATTGTCACGCACAAAACCTTGGAACAAGTATGATTTCTTTTTCCAATACTTACGACCCATATCTTCCAATGCTGGGTCTTTGAACCAGGTGCGTACTTCTGCCAACACTGGACAAGCGTCACCCCACATTTCAACGCAAGGAACTTGCACAATGACAGGCTTGCTGTCTGCTTGACCTTTGATGCCAGCAAATGGCAATTTGATCATTGCACGTTCAATCCAGAAAAATGAGTTTTTGTTGTCTGCGTCAGGTAGGAAGCGTACTCGGGCTGTTGAGCCTTCTGCAATGTTCCAGTGAGCGTAAATGGCGTTATCGCCTTGACTTTGACCGCCGCCTTGACCGCGACCTTGTTGAGCTTGTAGTTTTGCGCGAATTTCTGCTAAAGATGTTGCCATGATGATTTCCTTTATAAGTTAAGATGGTCTTTTAATGCCTAGATATACTCTAGCACCCTGCTAGTGTATAACAAATGTATTTATGATGTCAAGCAATTTTTTATATTTTTATTCCAAAGCCATTTGCTCAAAATGCTGTCGGTTATGTTCGAAAACTGGCATCATATCTATGTGCATCTGCTGTAGTTGGGACATACTCATTTGTGCCAGTCTATCAATTTCGAGTTGGATGGCAGCAAGTCTATCACGACAGTTTGATACCAAATCATAGCTTTCATTGATCCAAGGCGAAAAAGTTTGGAATCCAATGTTCTGTAGATGTGCCAGACTGTGCTGTCCATTCAACAACAAAAATGGTTTACCCAAGTGAAAGTTCTTTACAGTTTTTTCCGTAAAGAAACGATTGCTGTGTACATCGGTTTCTGCAACAACTTCTAAAAAATATGTTTGGTAATGATGGTGTATATCATCCAGGGCCTTTTGGTACAATACTGATCCATACCCGGATTCATAATCTATGACCCGGCCACCGTGTTGGGCGAACCAATCATAATCATCTTGAAATGCGTTGGCAAATCTATGATTATAGTGTACAGCACCACTATTAAAACTCAGTAGGCTGGTATCACTGTGGTGCGTTGCTAGGTGTTGATATAACTTTAATCTGAACATATCAGATCTTCCGTACATGGCACAGAATCGTTTGTTGAACTGATTGCTGGCCAAGGGCAAATCTTTGATTATGGCATAAGTCTGTCCTGACCACATGGATACTGCATCAAGTTCTAAATGTGTGGTGTGGGGAATGTAAAGATTTTCATACCCGTATATGTAACAGGATTTATCGTTTAGGTTGAGATCATCAATGACCTGTTTGATTATTTCTATCATGCCAGTGAATCGAGCATTTACTCCATCCCTGATCATGAATATTAATTTATGATTTTTATATTGATTGATAGTGTATAGAAATTCATTTACACCTTCAAATTGATAGTTACGATTCGTTAACCAATCTAAATTGACAAACACCAGGTCATCAATAACAAAAATTACTTGATCAAAGAACTGTTCCGAGATTGCTTTGAGTATTCTGTTGACTGGCTGTGTATTCATAGAAATGTGTTTGATTGTTGATTAGTCTGGGCAGTAGTTGATGATACAAAGACTTGATATCACGATCTGCAAAAGACTTTATTGAATCTACTATTAATTTATGACTATGCCCTATGCTAGAGGAACTTATTAGATCTTCAACAGGAAATATATCTTCAAAGCAGTCAAAGCCTGCATCACGTAGCCAAGTGTATATTTTTGGATTGCCGTTGACAATAAAAGGTCTGAGTCCGATGATGGGCTTGAAGGTTTTTTCGCTAATGAACCAACTGTGGTTGGCAAATTGTGTTTCACTCACTATGTTAATAAAAGAACGTTGCCAAATGCCAATTTGGCCAAGACTGTATATATCGTTGGGTATTCCAATATCGCCAACCACGTCATTGGCCCCGGTGTTGAGATAATCTGCATCCACATCGTTGACTGTGTATGGTGATCCTCCCAGTGTGGTACAACCAAGATTGATTATACCTGCTTGCTCAAAAGCTTCTACCAGTTCTACTCTGTGTGTATGTGGTTTGCGATTGTAATTTAAAAATAAAAAATCAAATTGAGTTGGCAACAGGTCTTGGTATTGGTACTGTTTGAAATTTTGTTCACAGGCCACAGCCCAAAAATCATATTTGATATCGCCGTATCCAAATACTGAATGTTCCCACTGGAAGCTCAATGGATCAGTTAGACTACAGATTATTGTGCGTAGCGGTGACCGCTGATTAATCCATTCAGCAACTGAACTGGGTTCATACCAGCTTGGCACTACCACTGCTGTGGTTCCAGAATATTTTTTATCAAGTTGCTTGGCCACACTATCAACAACTGCTCGTTCTAATCGTCCGGCCGCCCAACGAGGATTGAATCCGCCGTAAAGAATATGACAACGACCGACTTGACCAGTTTCTGCCCAATCAGGTAGCATGGTTTATCGTAGTCCTGCCAATGTCCTTAAAAGGGCTAGGCTGTCTACACTTTCTTGAGTGGGTTGTATTTGAGGAACAGGTGTAGCAGGTGCCACAGTTTGATTTGGCACAGGTGGTTGTTCTGGGGTGGTAGGTGGTTGTAATGCTGTACGATACTTGGCAGCCAGTTCTGGACTGTATTCGTCTAACCAAGATAAAATTTTGACTCTGGCATCAGCTTCGGGACCTTGTTCGGCAGCAAGTTCTTTGAACTCACGTTCTAAATCTTCATCACCAATAATGTCACCCATGGTGGCAATGGCATTCAGTCCATCTTGTCCAACTTCCAACGGAGCCTTCATGATCTCGTCAAGATCATAATTTTCATCTTGGGTATCAGGTGTGTCCCAAGTATCTTCATCAACTTGATGATTGGCCCACAAGGCAAATTCTTCTGCCATGGTAGTTTCCATTGCAGCCTGTTCTTTTTGATATGCACGATAAACATAAGGTAATGCTTCGTTGAAACGATCGTCATATACTTTCTTAACAAAGCGTTCACGCAGACGATCCACGTCCACTGTTTCCTCTACTGGTGCTTCAGGAATCCAAGATTCAAAATAAGCTCGATAACCACGTGCGCCGCGCATGGTACGCAACATACGTTTGTCTTGGTCATAGTGTTTCAAAGCACTGTGAACCATGTCCTGTGTTTCACGATCTTCAAACTGTCGGCGACGAGCACCTGCAACAAAATGCTTCATGCTGGCCATTTCTTTCATGAGTTCAGTGATATGTTGTCCTCGTTCATCGTGTAGGACACCACCTTCACTGATGTGACGAGCTTGAGCACGGGCATAGTCTAAGTTTTTGTAATCCATTAAGAAACGCTCACCGCGGTGTGTTTCAAGATAAATGCTTTCAATTTTTCTAGCACGGGCTCCACGCTTTTCTGGATCGATGTAGTCGCTGTGTTTGACACGTATGGTAACTGGTCCACGATCTTCGTAGCTGTTGATACGGCTACCATACATGCTTTCGTTGATCACCTGTTCTACACTTTCAGCAACATTGACTTCGCTGGAAGTATAAGTTGAGTCTGCCTTGCTTTGCTGTTTGATGGCATTGATATCTAAGTTACTGCGTGTGATGTCGCGTGTGTCAAAAGTCAACATATTTCTACGTGCAAAACCGCGTAGATTACGCAAGAAGTCAAACCATTCTGTGGACTGCTCGTCTAACAATTCATCTGTGATGTTTTGCCCATAGTACACTTTCAAACTGTCATTGTCGATAAGACTTAGTGTAACATTACCAAAATTTGTGCCATCTTTGCTGATATAGTCAAAGTTGAAAAATCTGGCTTTTGCAGGGTCTGTTGTGGCTTGCCCTTTTTCGTCACCGATGTTGATGTTTTCAAATCTACTGCGGATTTTGTCAAACAAGTTTTCTGATATCTTTTCTATTTCACGCATGGCGGTATCCGTTAATTATTAGTGTATTTAGCCCATTGTCATTATGAAAGGCATTGGTTCCAAATACTCTTCTGTACTATCACGCATGGTTTCGTCCAACTTGGGGTCATAGCTTTGTAGTGTTTGTAGCATACGCACACACAACAACATGCTCATGACCAAGTCGTCTGTTTCACCAATCTTGGCTGCATAGCTGGTGCCGTGGGCTACAAATGTCTTTAGCTCAGAAATCAAATTCTTGCTAGCAATATGTAGTTTTCGATTTTCAACAAGGCTTTTGAATTTGGCGCATACAGCAATTTTGGATTTATTGGTTGTGGTAAAACCTTTTCTATGACCCCTAGGTTGCCCAACCCGGTGTGGCTCGCTAAGGAATATGCCCTTGAGATTTTCTTCGCCAATTTCGGCGATGCTGATCAAAGCCGCTTCGCCCAAGGTGTTGTTTTCCACACTGTAATAGGCATCAGTTTCTGATCCTGTGACTTCAAACAGGTACTGTAGAATTTCGCTTAGAATAGCCACTTGTCGTTGTATAGGTGTCTTGTTGTGTTGCCATTCGCCAATCTGCTTCATTTCGGGCAGTTGTAGAATCTGTATGGCAGCAGGATCGCCGCCGGTGCCTAAACTAGGATCAAGTCCCACTAGGTAAGTGTGCCCTTTTGAGGGTTTTTCGTACCAACGTACCTGCCCTTGACGTAGTACCGGATCAATTCCGGCCATTTCAATCAAGGTGGTGGCATTGATCAAGGTCTCGTCGTAGATCAAGAACTCGCAGCCGTGTTCACGACGGAAGCGATCTTCACCAATGCGCCCTATTTCGTCCTTCATCCATTGTTCGTCACGATCTGGATGTTCGTCCCACGAAGCCTGAAAACCTCTGAATCCGTTGACGCCCAGTTCAGTGTCGTTGCCATACTCATCCAGACGCTTTTGACTACCTTTCCAGATCAAAGCAAATTGGTCTTCGTCTGAGTTGGGTGTGCTAGTAATAATGGCTTTACCACCAGTGCTGAGAGTGGGCGATATACTAGTCCAGAATTCTTTGGCAATGGTAGGTCGAACGAATGCAAACTCGTCACAGTACAGGAGTGTAATACTCATACCACGTCCTGTTGTTTCAGTTGTGGTCTGACTAACAATACGACTGCCGTTTTCAAATTCGATTGAGCCTTTGTTGTAACTGGTGGCGCCTGCTCTGATATGATCCGGACACAACTCATAAGCGTACCGAATTCGTTGCATGATTTCCTGTGCTCCTGTATACTTGTGAGCGGCAATTAAGATTGTAGAGTCAGGTTTGAACATGGCATACCATAGCAGGTATCCAGCGGCACTGGTGGTCTTACCAGTTTGTCGAGGCATCAAACTGACACTGAATCTATAGTTGTGGTAGGTATCAATCAGTCGACGTTGAAAGTCAAACGGATGATAAAC